GTATGTCAGACTGTTGTCTTCTATGCATTCATAATAGAATTTTGTAACATTATCAAAATAGCATTTCCCTTTAACTTTATCCCCTGCATCTTGAATATTCCCGCCAAATTGCAATCCTAATATTTCAGCCAATCTCGAACTAACTAAATAATTTTCATCCGCATATTTTTTTGTAATATATGTTATACTTGGATCAATAACTGCTGTTACATTTGCAACTTGATCTACAATAATCGTATCTACATATTCAATTTCTACGACATTGTTAGCTGAGAAAGGTGGTACAAAATCTGGGCTAGTTGAAATATTGTAAGCATAAAGTATTTCAACGTTATCATTTCCGTGTGCAAATATTCCTAACTCTTTGATATAAAACCCTGTTGTTACTGATTTATTGGTCAATAAAGCGTTAATTTCACAAGTTCCATTTCTTTTTACGTTTATATTTAAAATTGGCAATGTTGTGATTTGATTGACTAATGCTGTTCTTTCTCTTTCGGAAGTTAATGATGTTCCATCTCCTATCGCCATTTTAGTAAATGTTATTGTTTCTCCCACTAATCCTTTTGCTAATAATTCTCTTCCTTTTTCTGTTAAAATAAATCCGTTAAATTTTGCCATAATTTACCTCCTATCTTATTTCTCTCAGTACTCTTGTTCTGTGTACCGTTCCAAAATTTTCTGTTATAATTTCATTTGGAATATTTATGTCAGTTGAGTTCAAGTAATATTTCTTTTTATTTTTTTCAACAAAACCATAATAATTTTTCTTTTCCTCTTTTCTCAAAAGCCTTATTCCTTCAAGCCAAGAACGAATATTTTTATACTGCTCTACAACTTCAATTATTTTCTTGTAGCCTTCATAATCTGATAAATTCCCATCTGTATTTACTTTAAAATATCCAGGATTTCCTCCATATTTAAACCATTCTATTATTTCAACGTTTCCATTAAATAATATTTCACATATTTCTTTAATTCCGCCTACAGTCCCTTTGTTAAAGTGTGAAAAAACAGACCTTTTTATTAATTTTATTTTAGTATCTCTTGTGATATTAGAATCAATGTAATCAACATGATATTCCCACATCAAAAAATCTAATTCTACATCATTTAACTCTGATAACTCCAAAAAAAATTTTCTTTTAATCGCATCATGTTTCTTTTTAATAGCAAAATTTATAGATTCATAAATCCAAAGGGTTGTTTTATCATTCAAAGTTGACTTCGCTGCTATATCTATTAAGTTCAAATTATCAATAGTTATCATATATTTTCAACTCCTAAATAATTACTTGTAACACTTGTATTCTCTGCTATTTCATTAAAATCTAAAACTCTAAATGTTGGACTTCTTAATACAACTCTTTTCACTCCAGCTAATTTTAGCAATTTTATAAGCTCGTCTGGATTAATATCTCTCCCCATTTTATTTTGTTGCCAAGTCTTAAACTCTTTTACAGATTTTTCAACATTATTTTTAATAACATTTACAAGCGTTTCATTAGATTTATCAATGTAGTAGTCAAAATCAATTGTGTATGATGTTTTTATAGCTTGTTTTACTGTCACATTATCCGTTAAAGGCCTTATGTTGTCAGTATTCAGCATTTCTTCAATTCTCTTTTTAAGTTCATTTGTAAGTGTCAAAGAATCAGTTAAAACATAAATATCTACATTTGTTGCGCTTGGACTGTATGCCACAACATCAACGATATTCGTACTTGTTGACTTAGCCCAAAATTCATAAGCCCCTTTACTTCCAGCCGTTGTGAAACTTTCAGGGATTTCTCTGATTCTAGCTCTATAATTGTCGTCTTGCTCTATTTCAGCTCCGTTATTTGATGCCGTAATGTTCTCAACCTTGTCATAATGCGGGAAAATGTCAACCATCGTATTAATTTGTCCAACTGGAATATCATTCCCAACAGTTCCTGATGTGTTGCAAGTCGCAATTCCGTCTACATACAAATCTCCTTTTTCTATTTTATATTGTTCATCAGTCGAAAAATATAACTCATTGTATTGAATCCTTGACCCTTTTGGAATTATTATGTCTGTCGCTTGAATATCAGTAATATAAAATCTAAATGTTGCTACGGCTGGTTGTTCTACAAGTCTTTTACCTCTATTTCCATAGAATTCTCCTTTCAAATCTAACCGCTCATTTCTTGCAAATCTTAAATAATTCTGTTTCATTTCATCGTTGTATTTTTCTTCTCTTAATCCAAATAAATACGCTACCGTTTCAAAGATAAGCGTTTCTGGACTTGATTCAGTTAATTGCCTTCCACTCAGCTCCTGAAACTTATCAATCATATCTCTTTTAAGTTCCCACGAATCCGCATCTATAATTTCATATTCTTCATTTGATATTTCACTCAATGTTTATCACCTCAATTCCTAATTCGATATCAAAATCATTATTATATGTATCTTTCATAATGATTCTAGTTTGTCTTAAAACAGCCCTCGGCTCATATTCTCGTATAATTTTAGTCAAGTGGCTTGTAATCCTATTCTGCACAACATTAATGTTCTTATCAATCAAATCACTGTCAAATGCAAAATCTCGATTGAGTGGCTGTTCTTCTTTGCAAACTCTTAAAATCATTCCTACATTTGTAACTACTTCTTCTAAAGTGTTTTTTGGGTTATAATTTATTTCTTCAGAGCTATTTACTGTTATCATTATTTACAGCCTCCTTCTGCTCATTCTCGATGTCATCTTGATTCTCTTCGGTGACTTGCTGATTTTTTTGTATTTTTCTTTGTTCAATTAATTGATTATACAACTTAGGATTTTCAATATACTCTTTAAGCGTAATATTCAACTTAACAACATCAAATCCCCCCTCTTCTTTATTAAAATAACTGCTTTCTTCTGATAATTCTGTTATCAAAAAAGGGTATTCGCCAAATACTTGACCACCAAAGACTAGATTAGCATACTCTCCAAGTTCAAACATTTTCTTGATTGTATCTAGTTCTTCTTTTAAAGTAGTCTGCTGTATTAAAGATGATACTAAAGTCATTGTAAAACTAACTTCTAGTAAATCTCTACCTTGGAATCTTAACATTCCAGGACCGTAAATTGCTTGATGTTCCGATATTTTAGCCTTGTATGATCTGCTTATTTGATTATTGAGCGATACAATCTGATCTTCTGACGCTTCAAAAATTACATCTCCAAAACTTCCTATCATTGCGGACCTCCTGTCATATCTCCACCAGCTGTTACTCCATCGTGTTTATGTGTATTAAGATTAATACTTCCACCAGTTGTAGTCGTTCCACTCACTTCTAAATCTCCTTTAATCACGATTTTGCCAATATTTAAAGTCAACGTGTTTTTATCATAGCTCCAGCTTCCACCATCAGAAAAAGTCCTTTTTACTTCGCTCTCACTATCAGAAGTGCCTCGCATAGGGCAACCAAGCACAACTCCCTGTTCAGGCATTTCTGAAAAGAATAAGCAATAAACAGTTTGCTTTAAACTGAGTGTATAATTATCGCTATGACTTTCAGAGTAAGGAACTAATACATTAAGCCAGTCCGTTGTCTTGTCATCATCGCCTTTTAACAAAACTCTTACTTTTCCAGTTTTTGAATCTATCGCACTTACTTCTCCTGCTTTTAATGTTTCAATCAATTTAACCACCTGCCTTATCACTTTTTTTATAACAAAAAAAATCACAATCAAATTAATGACTGTGATTTAATGTTTCTATTTAATTTTCAATTTGGTCTAGTAAATTTTCAACTTCAAATGTCATTCCAGAAAGCTCGTCAATCTGATTTGTTATCATTGCCAAGTCCTGAGAAAGTTTGCATATCTTTCTATAGGTATCACTTCTTACTTCATTAGACTTGTTTGCAATCTCTTTTATCTTAGCCCAATAAACTGCTTTATCAAGCGGTATTGAAACTTTGTCACTTTTAGGCATTGGTAACAATCTTTGTTGTTTTAGCAATCTTTCCATTCTGTTAAATTCGTTTATGTAAGCCAGTTTGAATTTGTTGTGTCCTTGTATGTTAAACATGTAAAGAATAAATCCATCTTTTGTTAAGAGATACTCTCGATAATTTCTATTCTTACCATCTTTGTATTGATTTGTAAATATCAGCTTATTTAGATCTCCGCAAATTTGCGGAGATTGAATTTTTATGATTTTATCTATATCTCTCAATACATCACTATGTCTTTTTTGCAATGCTCTTGCAATAACTCTGCTACTTACAACCAAACCATAATTTTCATTTCTTTCAATTTTTACTAAATCCACGATGTTTTCCATTAAATTTTCCTCCTAAATATTGTTTTTTAAGAGGGTTTGTGGTAAAATACTATTGGTTAGAAGGTATTTTACCTTAGCCCTCTATGTTTTGTTTAAATCCTTAATAGAGGGCTTTTTTATTTATCAAGTTCCTTTTTAAACAAATCTATTCCTTTCAAAATAATAGCTGTTCTCGTTATTTTAAGTTTTTCGGATAATTTTTTTAATTCCAAATCTTCATTTTCCGTAAGTTTTATTTCCAGCCTTTTATTCCTAGGATTATCACTTTTGGGTCTACCCATTTTTTTCATTTTTCCACCTACTTTCTAGCCGACTATTATTATAATATAAGCCGACTAAAAAGTCAAGAACTTTTTTTTAAAATTTTTAAAATAAACTACATACCCTGATAAATAACAACTTTATCAAAGATTTTTTCTACTTCTTCTGGTGAAATTCCATATTTCTTAGCTATTTTTTTATCGATTTCTTCTTCAATATTTTCTTCTTCTTGTTTGGTATAATTCCCTTTTGCTTTTAAAGTTTCATGAAGTGTTTTTGAATAATCAATATAAATATCTTTTTCTTTATCACTTGGAATTTCTTTTTTAGCTGTGTAAGTTTCATCTTTCACAGTTCCATCAGGATAATAAGTTATCATTCCGTGTGTTTCGCCACCAAGATTAAAGAATTTTTTATCTCCATAAGCACGAATAAATAGAATATCCGCATCTTTTATTTGCTCTTTTCCTGCTTTTCTCATTATTTTTTTTAGATTTTCTTCAGAAATATCATCTTTAACTAATATATCTATTGTATTTTCTTTTTTAGTTAAATTACTTGTATCTCTTGAATTTTTCAATACTTCATATTTTAATTCATCTTGACTAGCCAATTTAACTTGTTTCTTCTCTTTGTCAACTTTCTTTTTAGTTTCCTTAGCCTCTTTAGCTTTCTTCTTTAACTCTTCTTCTTTTTTAATTGCATTTTTTGTGCTTTCGGGTACTGTTATCCCTACTAAAATAAATGCAAACAAACTACATAAAAATACAATCAAAGTCTTTTTCACTTCTTTTGATAACTCTTTTTTCTTGATTGCAAAAGAAAGCAGTTTGATTACCTGAAATATTAAAATTAAAAATAATACTAAAAACAATACTATAAAAATTGTCATAAAATTCCTCCTAAATTTTTTTGTATATTATACACTATTTCTAAGAGAAATTAAAGAATAATTTTAATTATACCGTTATCCCAAACTTAAAAAACAAATATTTTAGTTTCACAGTCATTATTCAATTGCCATTGTCCTGTATTTTTGTATAAAAAAATCACAGCTAAATTAATAACTGTGATTCTTATATTGACTTTTTTAAAAAATATGCTATAATATAACCAAGTAAATTTCGATTATGTTCAAGCCCTCGTTGTTGGGCTTATTTTTTTTTGCTTTTTT